ATTAACAGCCCTTCTTGAAGAGCTAGATTATTGTTCTGTATGTATGGAGTGTTATGATGAAGTAATTGATGTGGATGATCTGCCAATTATTTCAAAGATTGATTCCATCTCTGCCGAAACTCCTAAAGATTCATTAAAAAATGAGTGAGATTTTATACCGAAAAGTTGGCCGTAAATACAAACAAATCAACGATCCTTATGTTTGGGATGGACTGAGTGAAGGCTGTTGGTTTTGTATTATTAAACCGGGGCTAAAGTCCGCAAGAATCGAACTCAATCCAGACTTTACCTCTCTCGATGTCGCATTAGAGCTTTACAAAGAGCATCTTGCACGTAGTATTCAGAAGTACGGAGAGATCCGAGCCTCAACTAATCGTAGAATTTCTGAAAAAGAAAAACGAGCTTGGGAGAATTTCAAAAAAGAAATGGGCCAAGACCTTCCTACGTATGTTGCTGAATACGCATCTGCACAAGAAATCGCAGACAATGCCATAAAAACTCTAAAAGAAGAAATAAAAAACTCCAAAAAATAATGAAACTACTTGATTTATTTTGTTGCGCTGGTGGAGCCAGCATGGGTTACAGTTGTGCCGGTTTTGAAGTAACCGGAGTTGACATTAAAAATCAACCTAATTATCCTTTTACATTTATTAAAAACGATGTGCTGGAAGTGTTAAAAGATAAAAACTTTTTAAATCAGTTTGACGTTATTCATGCAAGCCCGCCGTGTCAGGGATATAGCAAAGCTACTAAACCTGATTCAATTTACGTTCATTATTCCCAAGGAAAAGATACTCCCAGATTAATCATTGACGTAAGAAAAGAACTCCTTGGTACTGGTAAATACTATATTATTGAAAATGTAGTAGGAGCAAAAATGGATCTAATTCATCCCGTTAAATTAACTGGTTATATGTTTAACTTGCCAATTCAAAGAACAAGACTTTTTGAATGTAATTTTCCAGTTCAACCGTTGCCTAATGTTACCAAGCGAGGATATGCTAAAAAGTATGCTCAAATGCACAACATCGATTATCGCGACATGAGTGTTACCGGCAAGAGCCGTCGCAAAGGTTCTATTGACGTATGGCGAAAGATCATGGGCATGGATTGGGCAGGCAGAGGTTGGGAATTGACAGAGGCCATTCCTCCGGTGTACACTAAGTACATTGGTGAGCAATTACTTATTCATCATTCTTATGCATCTAGAGCGAACTAAACTCCAAGAACTTATTCGACAACATTGTTTTGAAACAATCAAAGATAGCGGTGACGAAAGAAGGAAAATTGTAGACTTCGAAGTGACCGTTTCCGAAGAGGACTATTCAGATGACAATGGAGGTATTAATTACGACGCGATTAGAATTTATTGTTTGACCGAGACTGTAAAAAGAGGTCTCAAAAATAGAGAAAGAGTTTGGCTTTTTTAGTAAAAATATATCACCAAATGATCTCTTTTTTTAAATATCTCAAATGGTGGTTCTGGGAAACCCGTAGATGTCAGCATTCTTCATTTGACGAATGTAATTCTTCTCAGTATGATTTTGGCAGAAGTAAAGGTTGGTGGTGTAAAAAGTGCGGCAAAATGCTCTATAAAGTATAAAATAATATGAGTCCAGAACTAGATAAATATTTGTGCGAAAAATATCCAAAAATTTTCGCCAACCGCAACAAATCCGCAGAAGAATCCTGCATACATTGGGGACTAGAATGTGGTGATGGATGGTTTTTCATCATTGACAGTCTGTGTTATCGTATCCAACGACACATTGATCATCCACCGTATTTAGGGGTGCGAGATTGGAAAAAATTTGTTTGCAGTTTGCAAGAAGTATGGAATTTGATTATTTGGAATAAAATTGTTTATCCATTGGTCAAAAATATGCCCCGCGACAAGTATATTAAATATTCAAATCGGTGGCAATATCAGATTTTTGCTCACGAACCTGCTCCAGCCGGATATATTCAGCAAGTAGTGTTTGAACAAGTTAAAGAAAAATTCTCAGGTTTAAGGATCTATTATTCAGGTGGAGATCAATATGTTAGTGCATTAATATCTTTAGCTGAAGATATATCTATGCATACTTGTGAAGTCTGCGGAAGAATGGATCATACTGTCGGAAGAAACCAACACGGTTGGATTGCAACCACTTGCGCCGAACATGCGAGAGACTTAAACGATTTTCTTTATAATAACGAAGATGCCCGCAACATCTTTGAGTCAATTAAAAATAAAAAATAACATGAGCGATATTAAAGTTTCTAAAAACATCACAGTTACAATTAAGGGCCAAACTTTCGTTCTTAACTCAGAAGAGGCTAAAGATTTGTTCAACAAGCTAAAAAATGCTGGCGTTGACGATCCTTGGCCGTGGTTGCCTCCGTGGAATCCACATGCGCCTTACGCCCCGAATACAACTCCATACCCTATATTTCCAGATGTTGTACACAGTGTAACTACCGACGACAAAACATCAATTAATAAAATTTAATCAAGATCAAAACCCCCAGCAACTGATAAACAAAAAACCAAAAATGAAAACAATCTATAAATTCAATTTCGATTGCGGTCGAAGCGGCGAACTGAACGGAATCTTTGTCGCCGACTCCGAAGATGTTAAAGCTTTGTTTGAAAAAGTAGAAGAGACTGACAATGGCCGCGAATTTCATCCAAATAGAATTACCTCTTGTCGTTCTTATGATTTAGCGGATATCGATGAAACCCTTAAGGAGATTAAGGAAATTTGTGCCCAATAAGAAAAACTATCCTAAAAATTTCTCAATTTATTCGCAGCCGCGACCCCCCTCAGAACCCAAAAAGACGATTGCTAAATTGGTGGATAGCGGCGATGATTATAAGCCTATTTATATCGGCTTGGGCGAGAGTTTGCCGAATGATGGCGATGATTATGAGTTAATTGATTATGGAGTGGATGGTGTTCAGATTAAGCGATCAAAAACGTGGGAAGAGGTGGTTAACCCTAATTACGATAAGGAATTCGCTAAATATACGAAAGATTTGGCGGCCTTTAAAGCCGAAAGAAAGGTTTGGAGAGACCTGAATAAAGCGTGGAGGAAAGAATTGGAGGAGGAAAAGCGCCAATCCGAACTGAAGCAGTTGCAAATTTTGAAGAAAAAATATGAAAATATCGCCTAATTCTTGATATTAAAAAAGAAGAAGCATTGGAAGTATTAAAAAATCAACAGACTTAAAAACTATGAATATCGTATACATCGTTTCTCTAGAAGGTGATCAAGAAACACAATTAATTGATAATGTTTGTAAATTTGAGGGTTATTCTGTACATCTAATTAATCCAGCAAGAGATTCTCAGTTATTTAAAAAATATTACAAAGGAGGACGTCCTGCGGTTTTGGTTTACAATGAAGTAGACAAAGACCCGGATGTTTTTTATGGTTTTTGGGATTTTGCTAAATTTCTCTTGACTAAGACTTGTCTTAGGTGTTAACATGGCGACATGAAACATCACAATCCTAATGTTATGGATGGGTGGCCTACTTTACTGATGTGGGTTTTGTTGTTGATTTTTTGTATCACGATGTACTAAGAACCGTTAAAATATCATGAATAACCGATTTAAATTTAGAGTGTGGGATATAATGGAAAAACGTTTTATTTATCCATATAGCCCGAACCAGCAACACTTTATCATTGATTTAAATGGGCAATTCCATAATCTACAAAATGGTAGCGGTGGTGATGATTATGTGGTTCAACAATACACAGGCTTAAATGATAAGGATAATAATCCTATTTTTGATGGGGATATTGTAAAACAAATTCATTTTAACGACTGGCATGATCAAGTTGGTCATATCTATGCCGGAGTAGTTAAACACACAAAATACTGTGATGATTGTGACAATCAAATTTCTAAATTCGCAACATTTATTGAAGCGAATCAAAATTCAAAATTTTCTGCTGGAAATCCAATCAAAGTTGATTGTGAAATTATTGGAAACATCTTTGAGAATCCTGAATTGATTAAAACATGAATAAAGAATTACTTTTTAGAATTTGGAACCATCAAACATCTCAATTTTTGATAAACGATATTTATGGTAAAGATGCGGTTGCGTTTAGTGTATGGGATTGGGCAGATCAAATGCGTGATTGTCTCTCGTATCCTACGACGAGCTATGTATTTCAACAATATACTGATTGTTGGGATAAAGATGATAAACGAATTTATGACGGCGATATACTTGAATGTAATAATGAAAATGGAACTCGTATTGGTTATGTTGGGTTTTGCGCGGGTATTTTCTCTTTGAATTATTTGGACCAAACTGATGATGAACTTGGATATCTACTTATTTCCACTTTAAAAGTAATTGGAAACATCTTTGAGAACCCTGAATTGATTAAATAATATGATCATTGATCACGAAAAATATCCTATAATTGTTGGTGAAATATACATTAACGACGAAAACCAAATGGGAACCCTAGAAAGTTGCGAACTGGTCCGTAGCAAAAATGACGCCGAAATCGTGATAGATACCCACAACAAAGGACAGTGTTACAAACTTAATTACGATAGTTTTTGCATGTATTGGAAATTAAAAAAATAAATCTATGCCAGACGATGTCAAACAACTTTTAAAAGAAATACACTGCCTGAATCTCATTGGCGATTGGGATAACGAAGATGCCCAAACACTAATTAATCGTGGCGCAGAACTTTATAATCTTGTCAGCAGAAAACCCCGATCCCTTTAGGGTCGTGGGATGAATGATGACAATTTCAACATTAACACATCATTCTAAAAAAGTCATTTAAAAAATAATTCAAAATATTTTCTCTTTTTCTATTTTAAGTGTATATATATTGTAGAGTGAGTAATAGAGCCTACAAATTTAGATTGTATCCCAATAAATCGCAAGAGGATTTGTTGCAGAAACACTTCGGACATTGCCGATTCATATACAATCACTTTCTTTCGGTAAAAATTAAACATTACAAAGAAACCAAGAAAACTATAACATGGGTTGATTTAGCAAATCAATTGCCTGCTCTAAAAACTGAATTTGATTGGTTGTCCGAAGCTGGTAGCCAGTCTCTCCAACAATCTATTCGCAACTTAGATAACGCCTATACGGCATTCTTTCGCTCAGGGGCAGGATTTCCAAAGTTCAAAAGTAAACATAAATCAAGAAAATCATTTATTGTTCCACAAACCAACAATAACATAAAAATAGATTACGCATCAAATAAATTAACAATTCCGAAGTTTCTCAAATTAAAAGCGAAAGACAATAGAATCAAATGTATATTCCACCGTGAAATCCCAAGTGATGAAGCAATAAAACAAGCCATAGTATCACAAGATAAAGATGGTAAATACTATGTTTCAATATTAGTTGAAATAAACAAATCGTTTCCAAATAAACCGGATAGAAATAGAAACAATGCAATTGGGATTGATTTTGGAGTCAAAACATTTTTAACATTGAGTAACGGAGATAAGATTGAAAATCCAAAATATCTTAAACAAAGTCAAGACAAATTAGCAAAACATCAAAGTGATTTAGAACTATTAGATAAGAATACTACAAAGTATAAGTCCAAAAGAGAACAAATTACAAAATTATATAGTAAAATAACAAAACAGAGGAAAGATTTCTTGGACAAATTATCATTTCAATTAACTAACGATAACCAAATTAGTTCAATTGCGATTGAAGATTTGTCAATAAAAGATATGCAACAAAGTAATTATTCACCGACAAATCGTATAATTAATGATTATGCTTGGGGAATGTTTGTGAATATGTTGCAATATAAGAGTGATTGGTATGGTAAAAATATTATAAAGATTGGACGATTTGAGCCGTCATCAAAAACTTGTTCAATTTGCGGCAATGTAAACCGTCAATTGAAATTAGAAAATAGAGAATGGAAATGTGTCAAGTGTAATGTGCAACACGATAGGGATATCAATGCTGCAAATAATATACTTGATTTTGCATTTCCTAATATGTACTTTAAAAAGGGCAGGAACTGTCCTATTGAAGCCCCTATGGCTTTAGCCTAGGGGTAGTTCACAAGATATATTTTTTAAATTGTAAAAATACAAAAGAAAACTGCGAAGTTGATGAGTAATTATGTACGCATACAAATATCAAAGCGTTGCCGATTTGTGCGCGAATCATGCTAATTTAGCAGAATATATCGCTGAATTAGAGAACCGAGAAAAAAATCTTCTTAGTATTTTATATTTGATTGCTAGTGCAAATACTCCTGTGTTTGATTCAGATGACGCAATAAATTTTAAAAAACAAGTTGACATACTACTTGCTCCGTGGATAAAAGAAACAACGAAAAAATCCAATTGACACATCTCACATCGTGTGTCATAGTCATCACAGTAACTACTACTACTACTACTACTACTAAAAAATTATGGGATGCGACATCCACATTTACATTGAATACAAGAACCGAAAGATTCGATCTGACGGGTCTAAACACAACTGGCTGAGTCATGGTGGACGAATCAATGGCGGTCGCAATTACGGATTATTTGCTTTGATGGCGGATATTCGTAATTATGATGAATTGTCAGTTGCAGTTGCGCCCCGTGGAATGCCAGATGATGCTGCGTATTACGCAGTTAATGATGATCGTATGTATATTTGTGAAGAAGCTGGCGACAACTATGTAAAAATGAAACGAGCCGAACAGTGGGTTAACGATGGAAGCAGCATATTCATCAACGATAGAGATGGAAAACCTGTTTGTGTAACTAATCCTGATTGGCACAGTCACAGTTGGTTGACTACCAATGAGTTTGAGAGTATTTTCAACACGTATTTGGAGATGGAAAATGTATGGCACACATCGCGGGTAAATAACCACCAAGAATTAGTTAATCACAATAATATCTCAAAAGAAAGTTGGGCATATGAACCACCCAACATGAATATTGAACCATCGTATCAGGCCATCTTGGCTAGCATGAAACGATTTGAGGAGCTTGGGTATGATGCTCGTATTGTGTTTTGGTTTGACAACTAGACGATTATGACGCTTACAATTCATATCCATAATTGGATATTACCTGTTGGTTTTACGGTAATGTCGTTCATGGCAGTATGTTTTAGTGCTTTTTTAGAACGCAATGATAACGGATGGCTTTCTGGATTTGGAACATTTCTTGTTTTTATTGGCGCATCAGTTTGTACATTAGTGGCATGGATTGTTTGGGCATTGATGATTTTAATCAAATAATTTATGAGCGACAGAACTTATTACCATAGTATTGATGGCAAAGAAGTACCAGATGAAGAAAGCATGGCGGCATATTTGATTGACGAAGGTGTATTGTTTTTGTCCACAGCAACCAATTACGATAATAAAAAATGCATAGGTTTGTTCATCAATATTAACGATTATTTTTATCCCGGTGGCGATGCCGAATGCGTGACTTATTCAGAATTGCCAATGCTATTTAATTTATACAGAGAGAAAAAATATGTTGGCGTTGTTGAATTCGTAGCTAATAAACGGGGAATTTCAAGTCTTCAATGGCAAGATCCAAATAGTGATTTTCAACAAACAACCCATGCAAAAAATACATGAAATTTAAGCTATTTAATAGTCGTGGTAAGCTTTCTCCATCGTTATCGCTTGGTAAAGTAATGTGGAGGTGCAGAGATGGTTCTCCAAAGTTTAACAATGAATATAGTCTTTCTGGCTATGCATATAAACACATGACTTGGGAGAAGGTGTATCCTATTCCATCATTATATATTCTTCGTTGGCACAAAGGCGTTCTGTCTAGTATTGACGATCTCGGAACCTCAACATATAGTGTGTCAATTGGTATTGAATGGTGGAATTTTCAATGCTCAATTATGTTTTTAAAGGCTAAACACACCAAAACCACTGAAGAAATCAACGATGGTTTAAAGAAAAAGGGATTGGATCTAGTTTTATGAATATTCAGGGACTTAAAAAAGAAATAATAGATGTTGAAGTAGAAGATTCAGTGATAGTAGATTCTTTTCTATGACCGATAAAGAATACATTACAAAGCTAGAAGAAGCTCTGTACGAGTCACTTGCTTTGAATCTTAATTGGATATCTACTACGGAGACATCCGACCTAGAATATTATAGCGAATACAAGGCCGTCATCAAGCAGGCTAAAGAAGTTTTGAAACTTTCACAAAACCCTAGGATGCATAATGTCTAAATATAGTTGCAAACACCAAAAACGAGTAGAAGTAAAAACAGAAGTATATAATCCTTATATCAAAAACGGAGCTTTAGGACCAAGTTATGCATAAAGACGAAATCAATAAAATTATTGCTGAATTTTGTGGGTGGAAGAACATCAGAGAACTAGATTATCAACCGATTGGAACTGATCCGTATATTGATGGACCGTCTCAAGTATGGGTAGGAATACATCCAGAATCAGATGTTGACAGCAAAGAATCTGAAGTTATACCTGATTATTGCAATGATTTGAATGAGATGCGTGAGGTGGTGGAGATGTTGAAAGGTGATGAGGATATTAAATATGTAAATTATTTATTCGCCTCTGTTGGAATTAACCGATATTATTATATGGGTGCAACGCCTGAAGCTTTTCCGGCTGACCGACAAATGAAAGTCATCAATGCCTCCGCTCTACAACGTGCAGAAGCGTTTCTTAGAACTATTGACAAATGGAAGGAATAATATGGAAACATCACAAGAAAACTGCTCATTGCCCGAGAAAAAAACCCTAAACCATTATCTCCGTAAATACTATTATGGTCTATTGTATTGGATGTTTTTAAATATCTGGTGCAGGTATTTTTACAGACACGTAATGAAGATAATGCACAAATTTAATCTGCATTATACTGTAGAAGCAATGCCGCACGAAATTGTTGACACTGCAATATCTTGTGGTAAACTGATGAAGAAACGCCATCTTTGGTGCCAATGGTGCGGATTAAGAGGCGATGTATTGAAATTTGAAAATGAAAATCAATAAACAAGAATTATACAAACTCTACATGCAAGAGGTGAACCAAATCGCAGAAGAATGTGATTGGAAAACCCACTTTACCGCAGAAGAATGCGTTAATATGGTATCTGATATCCTAGAGAAAAATGCTCATTTAATAGAAGATTAAATTAATATGTTTTGGCCTTTTGAAAATCTATTCGGCAACAATGAAGAAGTATCTATTGAAGATCCAAAATCCAAGTTAGAATATTTTGATCGTCAAAAAATTTCCAAAAGATTGACTCAGTGTGGTTGGAAACCTCCAGTTTGTTGCAGTGCTGATAAAAAAACATATTCTATTGCAATTGTAGAATTATCGTCGTATAAATTTGGTCTGCCGATCTATCCCAGTGTATTTCCGATGGTGCAAGTGCAGTGCAACGATTGCGGACAGGTTTCTCTAAATAACGCGATTATATTAGGCATTGTTGATCCAAACACCGGAAATATCAAAAATGAATACAAATAATATGAAGCAGCATGAATAAACCAACTAAAAAAACACTAGAATACTACGACTGGGGCAGTGTAGAAAAATATTTTATTGACAACGGAATTTGGGACGAAGAGTTAAAGCGTGACGTTTGGATGGAATTGTGTGAATGTAAAACAATTAGAAATGGAACCCCATTTACCATAACAGATTGGGAGTTAAAGCACGATAATGGGAAGTTTTCTCATTTAGTAAGCGATTTTATGAAAGACGCAATTCCAGATTTGTTAGAACATTTTGGTGAACCAGACGAAGGTTGTCTTGATTCTGGTATTTTGACGGCAACATTTATTGCAACTTGGTAGTTTATATGAACACAAAATATTTAAGTATATATCCACAATGGCATTGTAGAAATGGTGGTGGAGTATTTGTTGGAATGCGATTTCAATTTCCAGCGAGAATCTATGATAGTGAAGCATTTGCCGCCAAACATACATACACCTGTTTACGCTTGACATTGGGACTATTAGTGTTTAGTATCAATGTGGATGTAAAATACAATCATATTAAAATGTTGCCCCAATAATATGATTAAAAATACAAAAACTCGCATCAAATGGTTCTCTACCGTTGAAAAAAATAATTCTATTGACAACTATTGTCGTTATGTTTACAGCGTCAAGCAGCCCAGTATAGAATATTTACCTGTAAATAAAAAATATTTTAAACAAAAAAGTAGATTTTTATAAAAAAGAAAATTTCAAGATGGAATAAGGTATATTCAAGGATAAATATGATAACGAACGATTTGGAAATCCCAGAAGAAGTAAAAACCGCAGCCAGATTGCTCGGCAATTACTTCCAACAACAGGGCATTTCAAAATGGGAATTATTTGATGTATGCTCCAGAAATCACGCCGATCAAAATAGAGTATATCACGGATTTTTTGAGTTTAAAAAAGAACATAATACACCACCTCTGCCTACTCTACCAGAACTCATTGAGGAAAATGAGAAAATTCTTAACGAAGACCTTGACAATTGCAAGCAATGTGACGAAAATGCATGGGATGGACGCATATGTCACTATTGCGGCGTGGAAAGTCAAAGCTAAAGATGCTTCCACAGTAACGTCAACTACCCCTTGGCTAAAGCCGAAGGGGTTTCCTTCCTCTAAGATTATGAAATGGCCCACCTTAAAGGATAGATTGAAAAATGCTTTAAAAGACGAAAAAACTGCATTAGAACAAGAGAAAGTTTCGCACGAAAAACATTGACAATCAAGGGTGATGGTGCCATTATGTGTGAATGGTCGGAATTCCTCCCCTTGGCTAAAGCCGAAGGGGTTTCCTTCCTCCAAGATTATGAATAATCATAAAAGCGACAAAATGCAAGAACGAATAGACGCTTTAAATAAAGCAGCATTAAATGCATTACGAACTGCTGGATTAACCAGAGCAAGAGTGACCGAATCCGAAAAAAGATTAAAAAACAACGAATCCATTTCAGATGAAGAATACAATCAGTATTTACTAGATTGTGAATTTTTAGGTAGACATTCGCCACTGAAGAATAATTAAAAATAACAAGAGAAAGTTCACCGAGAAAAACATTGACGATAGTGCCATTTTAATTATATTATAGTGAAGATAACTAACAACAATTAAATAATAAAAATGTATTACAAAACACCATCCATTACAAAAACAATTTACGAACAAGATTCGCTTCGTTTAGAAGCAGTAACAACCTGTGTAGGTTTTGACGATTTTTTAGACGAAACTCTCTCATCCAATCATTCACACTTTGATACTTTTATTGTAGTTACAAGTCACGATGATAAAAAAACACAACAAGTAGCTCAAAAACACGGCGCAATCTGTGTTCAAACAGATCTTTTTAAAAAGAATGATCGTGCATTCAACAAAGGCGCGGCTATTAATGCTGGATTCAATCGTTTTCAATATTACGGTTGGCGACTTCATTTAGATGCCGATATTGTCGCCCCCGATAATTTCCGAAGAATTCTTTTTAATCACACGCATCTAGACACAGATCATATTTATGGTGCAGACCGCATCAATATAGTTGGTAGAAAAAATCTCCATAAGTATCATGGAATGCATCGCCACCTTCCTCAGAGTAAACATGGTTGCCTGATTGAATCTGGACAAGCAGAACCGATTGGAGCGCGTTATGTAGATCCTCTTATTGGTTATTGTCCACTCGGATTCTTTCAATTATGGCACGCAAGCAATCACAAACAATATCCATACAGCTTAGGCGATGCCAGTCACGATGACGTTATGTTCGCTCAACAGTGGGCAAGAGAACATCGGGTTCATTTACCAACAGTGATCACCCATCAACTGTGCGCCGAACAACCAAAGTGGGGAGAAAATTGGAACGGCAGAAAACATAAACAATTCTAAAAATAATGGTTTACTGGTTTAGTCCTTAAAACCAGCTTTTATGGAATTCACCACAGAACAACTAGGTTTTATTAAAAAGGCCGAAAAAGAAATTTCAGATTTACAATCCAAAGAGCATTTGATATTTACTCGCATTTGTTTTCACCTCGATTTAAATGAAAAGGGTGAGGATATGCTTTTTGATTATTTATTTAATCATTTTGGGAATCCAGAAAAGATAAGCAGCCATGTCAAACCCAAGAAGTAAACTCGTTTATTTGCTGTTTTTATTTTTGTGTGGATGTTCAATGCTTTTGCGATATAATTTCGAAGAAGCGATAAATAATTTACCACCTAATTGCAAGATTTTACAAGTTAATAATGACTATATCTTATACTCTATCACTAATAATACATTTAAAGCTTATTACTCCGTAGATGGGAAAATATATAAAACTACACATGTTAAAAATTAAACTATCCTATCGATTCGATGGTCCATATTTCGTTTACAACCCAGAGCAAAAATTCGTAGAATCTGAATAACATGAGTTTACAAAAAAAATCTCAATGCCTTAAATACGTAGTAATAACTCGCACTCATACGCAAGTCAATTTCGGACAAATAGTATACTTTGAAGCTTACAATGAAATCACCGAAGAAATATATGTAATTCCACAGGGGGAACGCTATGAAGTAGCTATGCATTATTCAGAAGTGTTCCCTTGTGAGTGGTACGAAGATTTCTCAGCACTA